GTCATCATTTCCTTTACCTTGAAGTAGTAAAGAAATGTCAACATCTTCAGCAGACTTGTATAAGTCATAACCGCTAATTACATCAGCTAATGAAATGGTTGACTCGAGTAATGAATCTACACCACCTGCTAGGCTTGAGTATGAGGCATTGTCTGTAGTTAGTGCTGTCGATGCCGCTGCAGTTGTATTAGCTGCTAGGCCATAAGCACTCTTACCCCAAACATAGTTTGATCTTGAATCGATAACATCACACCAGAAGTTAGACTCGCCTGACTCTGTCTTAGCGTCAGTTGCTCTTGATAGACCTTCAAATACTTCGAGAATGTTTCCTTTCTCTCCTGTAATTAATCCATCTTCGTCTGATACAACTACGTGAACTTCATCGCCTACACCGCCTTTAGCTTCAACAAATGCTGAAGTACCTGGTGCAGATGATACTAGATTGTGATGACCCCAGAGTCTTTCTACTGTATGAGTAGATCCTGCGATTGCCACAGCACCTGTGTATTTCTGTTCAAAAGTGATTGTTGTTGTGTCTATTGCTTTAACTGTTAGGTAATGAATTCCGACACCTGGATTAGTATTACCTACTTTAAGTACGTCGCCGACTACGATTAAACTTGCACCTGAACCACCAGTTGACAAGTCAGCTGATGTTGTTCCTGTAGAAGATCCTGCTGCAATTGCAATAGTAGCAGTAGATGTTTCTAAGTAATCGTTAGCAGTTCTACACAAAGAAACTTTAATTGAGTTTCCAAGTTCGCCAGGATATTTTGCTACCCAATGGTTTGCTACACCGATCGCAGATAAATCATCTTCGTTATCGACTCTAGGTGGTGTACCGACTGCAGCGTTTTTTGCTCCTACATCAGCAACCCTAGTTACGTATAGTTTATTACCGTATGCTAAAAAGTTAGCTGCAGTAAAAAATGTTTCGGGATTGAACCCGGTTTGTGGTTTTCCAAATCTGGCCGCTAGTGTTTCTTCGCTGTCTACCAAGACGCGAGTATTTACTGGACCCCATTTGAAAACACCTGCTAAGGCACCTTCCGTAGTAGAAACCGCTGGAACAACAGTAGTTAAATCGATTTCTGATACGTTTACGCCTGGACTGACCTGAAATGGCATTTTATTCTCCTTTCATTTGAGTTAGATTATAAGCTCTGTTATATTTATAATTCCTTAGATTAGAAGCCACTTTCTTGCTCATAGATACTTCCTATAGCATCAAAGTCTAGCTCTTCAAAAGAAATCATCTCACCGCCTTTAAATTCATCATTGTCAGTTGATACACCCGTATCTGTTCCTGCATCTATGAACCCGAATGGTGTTAGCTCATCCTCTATCGCTTGTTCGTTCTGTTGATATAGATTCTTTCTAATATCTATATCCGTTAATTGTTTAAAGTAGTCCTGACTTGTTAGCCATGCAAATAGCACTAAGCACATTGCAAGGTCGTCCGTCATTCCGTCCTCTGCCTCATAATTTGTCCCTCTTTTGTTGGCTACAAATGTAGTCAATTCAGAGAGAACATCAAAGTCACTAATATAAAGTTTATCGTTTTCTATGATAGTCTTTAACGAAGAACATCCTATCCTCTTGAGAGAGCTGGTTGTTCTTACACCTAGCTGACTGTCTCCTCCACCAAACCCGCCTCCGCAGATTTGACCAGCACGTCCTTTCCAGACTGCCTTGATGAGACCTTCATACTCATACTCATTATGTATAATATCCGCAACCTGGGCACCGATATCATTGATCTCAACTAACACTGCAGCATCGTTATACATTTTTGCTGCTGTGTGTATGAATTTAGGATACAGCATTGGTGCTATTGTATTGTTTCTAAACGTCGCAACTATCTTATACGGAACCTGTGTGACATCAATTACAACAAACGCTGAATAGTCATTTCCCACCCCTCTACTCGTATCTACAACACAAGTGTAAATATGATTGGGCTTTGGGTCTTCAAATATCTTTAAGGAGTCATTATACCTCATTGGGTTATCAAAAGTCAACATCCTCAGCTTATTTGCATCAATTAATGTATTACTGGATCCTAAGAACTCACATTCAAACTCAACAGCGAACTGTCTTTCGGATGTGTTTCTTATTGTCTGTTCTTTCCAGGCCTGATCCCTTCCAGGAACATCCCACCAGTCTACAGACATTGTCACATAATCATTCTTTTCTTTCTCTGCATCGTCCCATATCTTATAGAATAGATTCATTCCATTAGGTGTAGATGTAATCAATACACGTGAACTTGTACCAGATGAAATCGTAGGATATACAGAAGCAAAGAATTCTTCTTGAACTGTATGAGGTACGAATGCAAACTCGTCTAAGTATACCATGTTTATTGACATACCCCTGACTGCTGTAGCAGATGTAGAGGATGCAAATACTTTACTACCATTCTCTAATTCAATATTACCTTTGTTCCATTCTACAATACCTTGTTGTAAGAACCATGGCAATGCTTCATATGCTAATTGTATTCTACCTAGAATCTCTCTAGCTGTTGTAGCTTTGTTAGCAAGAATAGCAATGTTAAAATCTGGATTGAATAACGCAAAGTGTAATATGACAGCAGCCATTGTAGTGGTCTTACCAGTCTGTCTAGGCATCTTACAGATAACAAATCGGTTATCCTGTACCTTATGCATTATTTCTTTTTGGTAATCATATGGCTCGTACGGTATAAGACCTTCGTCAATAGAAACAATCTTCATGTATTCTTCACAGAAGTATTCTATGTCACGTGCGCACTTTCCAATCTCTTGTATTTGATCTGGAGTAAACTCCATCTCAACATTAGCTTTCTTGAGCTTTGGATTGCCTAAGTAATGATCAGCCATTATTTTTTCTTTTTATTGCCTATTGATCTTGCACTTCCTTGCAATAGGTCAGTTATATCTTTTGTGGATCCTACGAATAGATTGTTTGTTACATTCTTTGGTTTATCGTTTTCTGGTTGTAGGTCCTTCATTTTTTTCTGTACGTCTAATAGGTCCTTATTGGCACTTGATAATGTTCTTATCAAATCTGCAACAACTTCAAATGATCTTGGGTGTTGACTTTGTTGTGCAAGATCAACAATACCATTAAGAGCATCTGTACCTCTTTCGATAACATTGTATAAGTTTTCTCTAGCATACTTATAATCGTTCTCTAGATTTTCCATCTTATCATCTTTGTGGACAACCTCTACAGACTTTTTTTCTGCAGGCAGAAAGTCAGCAATTGGATCTAAGTCCAGTGCTTGTGCTATCTTATCGTCTTCTGAATTATCGATAGTCTGCTTGCTAGCAGGTTTGTCAAAATTAGGTTGGGTCGGTTTCGCCATTGAAGTAGTCCTCAAAATCCGTTATTACGGCATAGTTATCATTGCTAAGTATACCACCTACAGCTATTGTTAACTGTGAGTTGGTGGTTGGATTCCTAAATTGATCCAATCCTGGTTTTGTCTTAACAGCTGCAGATGGAGTATTTGCATACCCGCCTGTAGTGTTAGATGAAAAGAATTGTACGTTTGCTTCTTTGATGACCGATGATGATGTCACTGGTCCAAACATATATGCTTTCATAACAAAATTTAGATTCCATATCAATGCCCTTCTTGTCTCATAGTCACCCTCGTAGGTGTCCTGTGATGACATACTTTGAAGAACAATAGGTACGTCCATTTTAATATCCATTTCAGGAATTAAGTTAAGTGTTCCTGTCCACTCTGGTGTAAAGAAGGGAAGTATCTGCTCAAGCAATTGAGTTCCATCTTCTGCATACTTTACAAATATATTTAGGTCGAAGTTAATATCGTATGGTACTGGCTGCCACATACTCTTCTTTTTATTACCATCTGTAGCATCAACATGACTATATCTATTAAGAGTGTTTAATTTTCTCTCTGGTGCATATTGAAGTGATACCATCTCGAATGATATCCTAGGTAGTAATATTGATTCTTGGTTTTGCAAATCTAGATTAGCTTCAAGTCTTGAAGTCATCTTTTCTCTAGGTGCATATGTAACCGGCACTTTAATGTTTTGTATAACATTGCCGTCTGTGTTTCTTCTTTTAATCCTCAAGTCATTAAACATTGTGCCGAAGTATATTACATACTTTCGAATTGACTCGTGGTAATAATCATGACCTAGCATTAGTAATCACCGCCTTCACTAAACGGATCCTTGTCCGTAAAGTCTATAAAGTTATCTGCTTTAGTTTCAATAAACGTGTTCTCACTATGAGCAACATCATCTATTACATTTTCTGTATAACCCATAAGCAATATTCTTTCACCAAATTCGTCATGTATAGGTTCTTCCAGACCAGAAGTTCCTTCCATCATCCACTGTGATTCTAAACCTGTATCGAGAGACTTATTATCTTCTAGCTTGTCGATCTCATCAATACCAGTGTTTAATCTTTCTCCAGCATATTCGAACTTCTCTGTTCTTAGTTCGAAGAATTGTAGAGCACCCATTTGATAGAATACTGGTTCATGTTCTACAAACTGAATTGTGAATAGACCTTTAGTAAGTGGGAAGTATAACATATCACCTTCTCTTGGTCTTGGAAGGTTAGCTGGTTCACCTACATTCTTTTCAAATGAGAATCTAGCTACGGACATTGTCATTTGGTCTCTCATCTCGAAACCAAACTTACCTAAGAAGTCTCCTTCACCACCAAAACCATCTACGGTATTGATATACATTTCACATTCGTGGAACTCTCTGAATATTCCTAGATCATCTTCACCGTATAGGTAATCATAATCTCCATAAGTTTTAGGCAAGTAGTATACTTCAATTCCATGAATCTTAATTGCTTCTATGCATAAGTCTTCGATGAGTAATTGTTCTTGCGAACTCTCGAAGTTGTTGAAAAAGAAGTTAGTAGCCATAATAACTACCCTATCATGTCTTCAGGAGGATACTGCAGTGTTCTGATTTCTTCCTCGAGCTTATCTATCTCCGCCTGAGCATCATCATAGATTTTTGCTCCGTTAAATGTTAAACCACCAGGTAGCTGCATTCCTTCAAACTTTGTAAGGTTTGTTCCCCATTGCTTTTTAATTAATGCTGATGCATACCTTAATAACCATCTGTCTTTAAAGACATTGGTATATGTTTCTGGATCCATTACCTTATAGCACTTAGCAATAATGTAATTGTCTGCATCAATTCTACTCCAATCCATATCAATATGAAGTTGGTTCTGATGTTTGTTATACTTAAACGTCTGCTTACCAACTAGAATCTCTTCGATCATTCTTATGTTTTGGAAGTTCATATAGTAAGGTACTAGCTCATATCTTGAAAGATCATATAGATCATTAAGAGCTATCTGGTATCTTATATTGAATAGGTTATTAGTAGATGTTGCATCACCTATATCAAATAAGTCTACAACACCAACTATATTTTCAGGTACAGTTAAGTACCTATTTGTTTTGTCTTGTTCGGTTATCTGCCATTTATAAAATGTTTGCTCGACACCGTCGTAGTGGAAATCCCAATAGTAATCAATAGCTTCATCTACTCTGTCATCTACTTGATCTTCGTCTACATTTATTTCAATCACAGGCTTGCCCAATCTTCTTAGACAGTGCTCTTTGAATTCTGCTTTACTAGTTGGATATGCCATAATACTATTTATCTACCCCTATCCCCATGCCACATCGCCATTGGCATAGTATACTTTTAATTGTCTATCGTTGTCATCATATAGTTCACCAGTCACTTTTATGTCACCATTTACCTCTAATGTCTTGTCTGGTGATGTTGTTTGTATGCCTACAAAACCAGATGAGGTATTAGCAACTACCATATCATCATTTTTATTCTGACCCATTCTTGTTAGCGATGGGTTTTTGTCTGCTTTCAAACTTACTGACGCATGACCAACGGACTTACCTCTTGATCCTGTTCCAATTAAATCTGCTATATGTCGTGCCTTAGATCCCATGTCTTCTCCTTAACCCCACGCCACATCGCCATTAGCGTAGTACACTTTAAATACTCTATCTGATGAATCTAATATGTCATCACCAAACTTTACGTTGGCACTTATATATGCCTCACCGCCAACTGCTAGCGCTGTAGTTGGATTTGCATTACCAATACCTACATTATTGTTTGCTGCAATGGATATGTTATTTGCTGAACCCATTTGGTATGCAAATATATCTACCACGTCATTAGCTGTTGCTCCAGATGTTAATACAACATTGGATGAGTTAGTTGCAGTGTAGTCTTGTGTATCTTCTAATAGGATACCGTTAATGAATACGGTTAGACCTGAGCCGACTGTATAGTCAAGATTTTGTGAGTCGACATCATTACCAGCAAAGTTAGTTTGTCCATCTGCTGCTAAGAATGAGAATCTTTTGAATGTTTGAATGTTTGTAGCAGCACTAGTAGATGCCCAATACATTGAGCCATTACCATGTGTAGATAATACTTTGCCGCTTGTTCCATCTTCTGATGGAAATGATTGTCCGTTGACTTGAAGAGAATTAAGATTGGCACCGACTTCAAAAACTGCAGTCGAGTTGGCAGAATAAACAATACCGTCTGCGGTATTGATTGCAAATTCGCCATCAGCTAGTTTAGCGTTACTTGGGACGTTCCCACTTACGGCGGAACGCTTGATCTTTATTACAGATGCCATCTATCTAGTTCCTCTTAGTGCTCTATATAGAGCGAGTTTATAGCCCCTTATATAAGAGGCTTTTACTAATCTAATTAGTAACTTCCACCATCGATAATAGCGTCTAGTTGTCCTAAGTTTCCTGAGTTAGTAGAGTTAGCAGCAGTATATGATACTGTGGATCCTGGCTCTGAACCAATACTATTCACTACTACGAATACGTTAGCAGATGCATCTCTAAAGATACCTGAATAGAATAAGCTAGATGTGTTACCATACTCACCATAGAAACCGAAGTCAGCTGCATCGGTGAATGTAGTTGTGTCACCCTGATTATCAGCTAGCTTTAATGCTGCGTCGTCAATTGTTACTGTTGAACTGTTGACTGTTGTGGTTGTACCATCAACTGTGAAGTTACCATGAATTGTTAAGTTTTCACCAATCGTTACAGACTTACCAAATCCAGCACCACCAGCTACTATTAAAGCACCTGTAGTATTTGAAGATGAATCCGTAGCATTGGAAATGTTTACTTTGTTAGTCGTATTTGCACTGGACGTATTACTAAAGAAGTAAGCTGTTGAATTACCAACTTTTAAGTTAGCATTGTCACTTGTGATTGTTGCATTTGAGTGACCGTATATACCAGTTGCAGAAGCTGTTTTAACTACTACTGCATGTTGGCTTAATTGAGTATTAGACGCATGAGTACCAACGTGCAATGTGCCTGTGTTGGATAATTCTACTGTATCGTCTAATGATACGCTGATTGCTGAAGTAGAAGTATTAGTAATGGTGATGTTTTCGCCACCATTAAATGTTACTGTTTCGTTATCAGTTCCACCTGTAAGTACAACTGTACCAGTTGTGGCTGAACCACCTGCTGATAAGTCATAGTCTTCACCAGTGATGACCATTTGAGTACTGTTACCAGATACTACAATGCCATCTGCACCAGTAACTGTTAGTGTCTCTGCAGAACTGTCTCCACCATTAGAAGGTGTTAGAACAATCTGGCCGACTGTAGAGTTACCAGTTTGTGATAATACGTAAGTAGTTGAGTCAACTGTAATCTGGGTTGAGTTTCCTGATACTACTGAACCATTTGTACCGGCGATAACAATAGAGTCATTCGACAAAGATGCGTTATCAACGGTCAGTGTTACGGTACCTTGAGTAGAGTTACCACTCTGGACCATGTTATAGTTATCACCGGATACACTTACAACCTGTCCGTTTGCTCTAGCTGTAAAGAGTTTCTTATCAGCTAAGTTAATAGCTAATTCACCTGTTTCCAGACTGGATGGGACAGCGGAGCCCGTGCTCGATCTTTTTAGTTTAATGACTGAAGCCATCTTTATCTCCTATTTAATCTAATTTTTGATTGTTTAAACGCTCTTGTTTAAACGCACTAATTCTCTTAGTTGGTTTAACCTTTGAGTTATTTATACTTTCGAGCTGTTTGATTTGAAGACGTTGAACCTGGACCTCTGTCGTCAGTTGCATGTTCTTTTCAATCAGCTCATTAATAACCTCTTGCTGGTTCTGCACATACTGCGTCACCATTTGCAAATCACTTAAATCAAAATCATCATCACTCATATTAAAGACCTTAGAATGTACCCCCGTCCAAGTCATCGAACTCTGGAGTCGTTCCGTTTATTTGTAAAATTTGTCCATCACTGCCTGTTGCTTGAGCCATTGCTGAAGTATTAGATGCATAGAATACACCTTTAGCAGTGAATGTATTTAACCCTGTACCACCATCTGATGTCTTCAACGGTGTTGCTAAACTCTCAATTGTTGAGTTGTACAGCGTTGTAGATATACCAGTGTTCAGAGTATTACCATTATATTTAGCTCCCGATACAAAGATGCTTTTACCTGATGTCACACTTCCTGGTAGATTTGTACCAATGAAGTGAAGTACGCCAGATTGATAATCGAAGTACCATTCGTCACTATTACCAGAACCCGTTTCAGCTAGCTGTGAGCCATTTGATGCTGGGTTACCTGATCCTGTTGAGTCAACATAAACCTTTAGCTGATACGTTGCACCGAATCCTGGTGGGATCCAATTGACAATATTAGTCTTCCATGTACGTCTAGCGGTTGATGTGTCGTCTTCTGTTGTTTGTAGTTCATCATATACAATAGTGACACCAGTATTTGAATTTGGTTTCACTGCTGGAATTGATGAGGTTTCTGACCATACAGTTGTTGGCTTAATAATAAAATCTGATACAATAGATTCGTTAGCAGCTTTCTTTGCTGCGTTAGTATCTGTTTTTGTTTTACCAAATCCTATCTTCTTCCACAATAGGTCAACTTTTTTCGCGTCTGTAATTGCCATTAGTCTATACTCATACTTGTTACTGAGTCACCAGAATCTAATCCGATCCTCACTAAAATTTGGTTTCCAAATGCTCCGGATCCGTTTTGATCTCCTAGAGTAAATGTAAATTCTTGGTTGCTATATGTGGTTCCGTCTACTACAACATCACCAGAGTTAAATGCACAACCATCTGATCCATTACCACCTGCTCCTGTATCAGCTCCAGGTGTACCTGAACCACCATAAGTCGCTCCACAGTTCAGCCAACCATTAAGCGTTGATGTAGAATCAATAGCTGTGTTAGGTGCTGCAATGTGCATTGACGATACTTTACCTGACATTGTTAAGTTGAAGTTAGCCATGGCTGATCTTCTGAATGCAAATGTAAAGTATTGTCTACCGGACCTACCAGTATTTAGATTAGGTCCTACAGGTAGATATCCAGACGATAAGTCTTGTGTGTAATGTTTCAATGTACCAAACCTAACCACCGCTTCGTCGGTGCCTGCGATGGTTTGGGAACCTGTCCAAGCGTTTCCAGTATAATAGTTCGTACTGTTTGAAAACGCAGGTGTCGCTCCAGACCATGCCACCTTAATTCTTTTTCCATCGTCATCGTAAGTAGCACCAAGAGAATCAGAAACAGATATTGCAGTTTCATTGACACCAGATGAGTTTCCATTATATGCTTGTATCTGTGTGTTTGCCATTTGTACAGTTGTGCCATTACCATTTACATTCTTTGCATATAATCCTATGCCCTCAACGTTTCTTCCTCCGCCTGCAACATTAACTTGGAATGTATCTAAAGTCACGTTTGCAGTTAGTCCTGTGTTTGCAATTGGATATCCACCTTGTAATGTTGATGATGGATAAACCTGTGAGTATGTTTTACTTTGACTGTTGATTGCAGAACCACTATCTGATTCCGTATCAGTTCCACTTACTATCTGGAATGGTGATGTAGTGTTTCTATATGTTTGTCCTGCTACATTAGATACCAATACTCCTGCTACATTCAACACTGCATCGTTTGTATAGTATGGAATACCAGAAACGTATGCTAATGTTCCAGCAGAGTTCTGTGTTATTGTACATCCACCACAATTTACAACTGGTGTTCCTGTTAGGCTGTCTTCTACAAATTGTACTACAGCAGTGTTGCCAGTTGTGCTGTGACTCATTTTATATGTATGAGCACCTGGTGCTAATGTTGATTTACTTATTCTTGCTTGGAGACCAGAATATAATCCAGGAGCAAATGTTCTTGCTGAAGCTGATACACCTGACCCAGATGAATTATAATTATAGAAGTCTCTATCATGTGATATTATTAAACCACCAGAAGTAGCTCCTGTTTGATCGCTACCATCAAGAGTAACTGATCCATCTTCGGATCCATCTACAAATGCTTTTAATGTACCTGCTGCACCATTGTAGAATACTGTAGAGTTTGCAGTCCCCGATGTTGTTCGAGTACCAGCATTTATGTACCTAGTACAACTGTCTCCTGCTGATAATGTAGTTACACCTCCTGAGTGGTCTATAAAACCATGTGCCACTTTAACGTCCGAACCTGTCGAACCGGTAGTTAATGTGATGTTCTTACTTGAAAGACCATCAGGGGCTGCAATTGATGTGTCAAAAATCTTAAGCGAACCAGATGTTGTAGTTGGCAATACTGAAGGATCCGCAGTCGCATGAGTATTAATACTTAATTGTATGGTCTCAGATCCAGTACCTGTTCCAGATGAGTATGAATGAGATATTCTATCACCCTGGGTTCCACCAACAGCCGTTGTACTAGCTATTGAATTAGATGAACCATCTCCCCAGTTAACATGGAAGGTTGCTGCTATGCCGTTTGCATTGGTTGATGTGTTTAAGAGATAAATGTCTTGATTAATATTAGCTTCTGTAATTATACTACCACCTGAAGCTGCATTATAGATTTGGAATGCTGCACCTGGGTTAGCAGTATAGAGTGTAATTAAATCTGTGACTGAATGTGTTGCTGTATTACCTGATCCTTTTGCATTAGGATTTCTAGCAATAACCGTTACATCAAACGGTGAATTTGTATTGTCTGTATACGTGTGAGACGGCGTAGAATCGGTTGTATTGTTAGAGTATGAGCCATCACCCCAGTTAACATCAAAGTGCGTTGCATTCCCTGTTACATCCAGAGTTAGCGTGGCTGTCAAAGGTGCACCTCCGGTGTTGCCAGAAGTACAAGAAACAGTAACGTCTCTTACATAATTGTTTGTGTATACGTTATACATTACTTCATTCAATATGTCAACTGAATCAGCAATCTTAGTTGTGTTAGCTAATTCAACTGTTGCGCCTTCTGCAGTAGATCCTTTACCATTTGCAAAGACTCCGTCTGTAGGAGGTCCTACAATAATTGAGTTACCGCCCAATTGTGCTTCAATGTTATCAACGTATTGTTTTGTGACTGCTTCCATTGCATTAGATGGATCGGAAGTCAGCGTTACAGTATTTGTATAAAGGTTTAGATATCTGTTACTAGAATCACCAAGAGTATATGTTAGATTTGATGATGGTATAATATGTGAGTTAACAGATGCACCAAGTGATATAGTATCACCACCGTCACCTAATTGTAATGATGCACCTCTAAGTACTATGTCTCCATTTACTGTTAGTGTGTTGGAAACTGTGATAGAATTTGATATACTAATATCTACTGCATTGATTACATTAGCAGTCTGTGTTCCATCAGATGTTAGATTTAATGTTTTAAGGTTGTCAACATATCCTGTAGCATTAGTTACAAGAGCAGCAGAGTTTGTTAGTACTCCATTGACATGACTTAGTTTTGTTCCTACTGCACCGGTGTCTATTATTTTAAAGAATGTACCTGCTGGATCACCAATGAATAAACTGTTTGATTGATACGAATAAGCTAACTCACCATTTGCTAATGAAACTGGTTGAGCAGTATTACTACTTCGTTTTATCTGAATGATAGAATCAGTCATTAAAATGTTCCTCCATCAATATCAGGATTCTTCAGCACGTAATTGTTTGACGATGCTTCGTATACTAATGTGCCTCCATCTACGAGAACTTGATCATTGACATCATCAAGGTCAGCTACTTTAGATTTACCTGATGCTGTTGTAGTTAATGTTACTGGATCTCCACCTTGGTTTCCACCAAGGGATCCTGTAGGTCCTACATTTACTCTGATAGATGTGCTAGCGTTGTTAAAAAGTGTATTGGCCATTATTTGGTTACCTCTGGTGTTACTGTAACCATGCCCTCTAGTATTCTACTTTTAACTGCTGCAGCGTCTGTAAGCTCTACATCATAAACATATCTACCTGCAGACAATGATGATGTGGTTGCATTATTAAGAGATAGAGTCAGTGTACCATTGTTGTTTGCCAAAGCTGTAGTAAACGCAACTGAGTTGGATGAGGAGAATGTTTTTCTGATTTGTGATGCAGCAGACATGCCAGTTAGGTTTAACTGTGCTCCTTCGCTGTTTGTTAATGATACTGTGGTAGCAAAATCTGTACCTTGATCAATTACGATATTGACTTTTGTTCCCATCTATAAACTCCATATAAATACTATTATAAGTACTTATGTATTTATAACACAAGTGACACGAGGATTAATTATGAGACTAAGAACAGATTACAAATACGTATTAATAGACGAATACACCACTCACTGGAACGCCTTTGACAACACTGATGAATTTTATACAGATGTTGTTAGCACTCACCAAGACGTTCTCAAATATACAATATCTAAAAGCAAGAAAATCATTGGAAACGATGGTCTAGTCTCTAAGACTATTTATGACCAAAACAACCTGTGGGTAATGTATTACTTCAATAATAAAGAGGGATTAGAGGCTATCGATAACATTGATAAGTCTCAAGTCGTCGAGCCTCTAACTGAAAAAAGATATCAAGTATCTAGTAAGATTGTTGACCTAAGTAGAACTAAATATTTGTAAGTTCGTCTACGATGTCTTCCCAGATGTCTGGATCTCTAACAACGAACCCTAATGTTATTCTTGGACCGCCAAATGCTGCGTGCCACATAATCTTATCGTGCTCTGACTTCTCACCATAGTATCCTAGCTTGCAATGCCATCCATCTACGTCTTGTATATGGACACCATGCTTGTCGACGTCAGCTCTAAGAGATCCTGGTTGTTCATGAGTTGGATCTAAGTTTCTCCAATAGCCAGAACCATCTGACCAAGTAAATAAACAATTGAATCCAGGTACGTTCCAATTAGTATGCCATGCTATATAACCATCAGAAGGATAATACATCTTTAGTGCACAGAATTTGAATCCAGCCCAGTTACCAATCATGTCATCAATCCAGCGTGACTTGTCTATATATTTTCTGACCCAATCTTTTTCTTCTGGTGTAAGGTTTGGGTTGTTCTTCATTTGCTCAGTCATTGAGCTTTCATTCAAATCATAACCATAAGAGTCTGGTGGAAACCCATCATGTGTTTCTACTGGTGTTGATTTTAAGCATTCCCAAGAGGCTGCATATTCAGGTCGTCCCTCACTGTGGAACTTTCCTTTACATTTCCAATTAGGCAAATTTTTATCCGGCGGATTAGCACAGATCCATTCTTGGTACTCATCTAAGTACGTCAATAGATCCGAAGGTAGCGTTAAGAGCTGTCTCATCGTTTCTTGTCTCCTTTCTCACGAGGCTCGGTGGTATCGTGTAATGTTGTACGGCAATCTCCTCCCCATACCGTATTTCTGTTGGTCTATAGCCAATCACAAAATTATACTTTGCGTCCTTGGGTAATCGTTGTATATTGATTCCAAGTTCTGGCTGTTCTTTTAAGACTCTCCAAAATGCAAATGTGTCCCAGTATGCCAAACTTCTTGGGTATGGATCACATCCTTCTTTATCTTCAGTCTCATTATGGTTTCTATAATATCGAAGCCATTCTTTCCATAGCTTCTGTGTCTTGTCGTTCTTTCTCCAAACGAACACTCCACAGTGCCATCTAAACTTTTCTGCAATGCCGTCCTTATACATCTGAACATGCTCGTCCTTATAATGCTGAAGTTCTCTTGCTTCACCATCAGGCGATTGTTCAGAACTTTGAAAGTATACAACCTTTGCATTGTAAGGTCTATTCTCTGACATTAGAATATCAACATCAGGTCCTGCGTTCTCCATGTGATCAAATACTTCTGTTATCTCGTCTGTAATTACATAACAGTCAGCATCGATATACATTGTGACATCGAACGGTGTTTTATCTAACGCCCAAAGTTTAGTTCTATTATGGACTGGGCAAGGCGTGAATAGATGATCAAAAAGATATCTATGTTCATCTTGTACCCAATCATCATGTGTAAAAAAAGCTACTTGTGCATCAGGCACTTCATCTTTCAAACTTATAATACATTCTACTGCTGCATCATAAAATGATCTAGAAAGAGTAGCAGCTATTAAATAACCTTTAGTTTCCTGATTGCTCATCTTCCCTCAATATGCATGCTATGCCATATGCTTGTGCTTCAATAACAGTTCTAGATTTACGAATCTTTCGTCTGAGGTCTTTGTTTGATTCTTTCTTAACAATGTCCATATTAAGAAATGTTTGCTTCATCTCCCAAATGTCTTCTCTGTATTTAATGTTCTTAGCATTCTCTTCTTGTGCTTTTGCAGCTTCATTAGTTTTTGCTTCAAGATGAATCTGACGTTTAGTATTATGTGCAATCTCTTCTTCCGTATACTGGTTGAAGATATCTTTACATAGAGGGTGATTAGGGTCCTTAGGTATTCCTTGCTCCATATGAGCAGATCCATCTGGACGTATCAATGTACAGGTTAGTTCTGTTCTATCGTTATTAGTGTAATGAGGATACACAATTCTAGGCAGCGTAGGGTCTACTTCAAAATCAGGTACTCCCATTACAACCGATTTAGGTTGAGCTGTTTGTGGTGCTGAGTATGTCTCAGGCTTTACGATTGTTGTACCTGCCGGTAGTTTTACTTCTTGATCCATAATAATAGTTTCCTTTAGTGCCTGCATTATACAGGCTCATCATTCAAAAGTCAACAGTTTAGCTGACTCTTACCCATAATTTTAATGTAGCCACTGTCGTAGAAGAATCCATAACAGTTGATCCAACCCATTGGTGTGAGTATGAACCTTCATATTGTTTTACATAGTTTGTATTGTATTGGTTAGCATATGCGGCTTCATATTGTTTTGTCCATTGCTTAGTATATGCTTTGATCCAATCTCTATCAAAGTAGCCAGTATATGCTCCTTCGTATTGTCTTGAAAAGTATCCAGTAAATTGTTGCGAGTAATTTCCTGCATATGCTTTCGTGTATTGCCCAATATACGCCTTTGCAAATTGTTGTGTAAAGACACCTTCAAATGTTCCAGTGTATTGTTTTGAATATGCTTTAACATATTGACCGAGGTACGTTGTATTAAATGCACCTTCAAATGTTCCTGTATACTGTCCTACATAAGAACCAGTGTATTGTCCTAAGTATATTCCTGCATACGCTTTCTGGTAGTATCCAATGTAACCACCTTGATATTGTCTTGTGAAGTATCCTGTGTATTGAGCTTCCCAAGCATGAGACCATTGACCTTCATATTGACCAATGTATGTACCAGTAAATTGTTGTCCAAAGTATCCTACAAACACGCCTTCATATTCTTTAGAGTATTGGCCAACATATGATCCAACATATTCGCCCTGGTATGCTTTTACATAAACACCAGCGTACAGACCTTCATATTGTCCAACATAGTTATGTGGGCCTTCAAATGCTTGATCATAATAACCAATGTATGTACCTTCGTATGTCTTGGTGAATTGACCGGTGTAGTATCCTGTATAGTATCCAGTATAAGTTCCACCATACGTTCTAGATCCAGCCCATAGTTTAGCATATGCTTTAACCCAAGCTACTGAGATATATGTTTTATTGAACGCACCTTCAAACTGCTGAGCATATTGGCCAGTGTATGTTCTTGTTCCTT